ACCGAGGCGGAACGACCTTCCGCACGAAAGACATAAGAGTATAGCGATACCTGTGAGTAGTTCTGTGAACGGGGATCCCGCCAAGTTCCTACTGGTCCACGACCGAAGATACAAAGAATGGACATTTGTAACGGGCGGATGTCGCCGCCGTGAAATCTTCAATCCTCTACGCTGTGCAGTTCGCGAGCTAGAAGAAGAGACTCGTGGGATCATAAATCTGAAAAAGGGAACATATTCCTATTTCAGTTTTTCCTTCAAAGACTCGGAGGGCGTAAACAACGTGTATCACGTATATGTCTTTGACGTACATATGACTGAGACCGAGCAGAGTCACATAGTCACTCGCTTCAATGAGGAAAAGGCCAAGATGGATGGGCGTCAGGTTCCTTTTCGAAAAAACTACGATGAGAATGATTCGTGCGAGTTTGATACACTCGAAGGAATCACGGGGCGGCGAGACCTCTGGGACATGATACGGACCCATGTTCTCAGGAATCCACAGTTTCAAAAGTTTCTGGCAAAACCAGAAAAACAACCTTTTTTTATACGCCCTTAGTAGATGCAGGCGCCCCAGCCCTCTGGGACTTTAAACAAAGTAAAGGCGGTACTAGCCCCGCCAAAATGGTCCGAGTTATTTGGTCGGGCCAGCCTCGGCACGGGGAATCGCCTCGGAAACAATGGCCAGAGTCACTCGGTCAAGAGAGAAATGTGGGCCATGGTGGTTCTGGCTACGTTTGGGCTTGTCTTGGGTCTGTGTGTAAATGCTCTTTTTGGGCTTCTCGTCCTGAAACTGAAATCAAGATGGAATAAATTCTTCTGGGCTATTTTCCAGCTCTTTACAATCTTGGTAATGACATTCGCGATGTATAACTTTCTTCCCGAGACCCTGACGGGAACTTTCCAAGGGACCTACCCAGGCATGATGTTCCCTGTATTTTTCTACGGAACACAGACGAACATGTTCGATGGATTCAAGGCCCCCTTTGGACCCATAATGGGTTAAATTAAAAAAAATAAAAAAATAGTTTAAAACAAATGACTCAAAAGAAGGATCAGTTGATCGTCCGCCTTTTGAATCTTCGTGGTGATGACTCTACGCCGCCATCAGACTTTCTAAAATATTCTATTCAGCAAATTTATCACTTTATTGAGGTTGAGGAGGAGAAGCGCGAGGCTATGAAGCAAGAGGTGGCTGTCGCAGAGGTCGAGCCTCCCGTTCAGAAAACTCGCAGTGCCTTTGATGACTTTTTTGGGTGGAAGTAAACCGAGTCTGGGCTTGCAGCCCAGCCTCGGTCTCTTAGAGGAAATAATCTCTTTCTTAGTAAGATGCAAATTCTAAAATGGAATCGCAAGGATAACGAGGCTCCGACCCATGTTCTTATGAATGGCGGCCAGCTTCACGTCCCAGAACGCGACCTCGACGCGTTCTGGAGGGCCTACCTCTCGGACCTTGCGTGTGGTAAGAAACTCTTTGTCGTCGAACAAAAAACTGAAAAGTTCCGGTTTTTTGTTGATATTGACTATCGAGCGGAGAAATCTCTCGCGGATGACGAGACGCTCGAACTCTGTCGGAAGATTTATGATTCCGTTGGGGAGGGAGGCCGCTGTCTCGTGGCACGGGCCCCTGCCCGTGAAGACAAAGGCCAGGTCAAGTCAGGGATACATATGCACTGGCCAGATCTCGTGGTCACCAAGACAGAGGCTGTTTCTCTGAGGACCCAGATTCTTATGAATCTCGAAGAAGATCACTGGCCCGAGACGATAGATGCGAGCGTATACAGAGGGGCGGGACTTCGCTGCTTGTGGTCTCTGAAGAAGGGGGCGAATGGAGCCTACGTGCCGTGGCGTTCTATACCAGACGGAAAATCTCTTAACGCGGCACCTTGTCTCGATGCGCTCAAGCTCTTTTCTGTCCGTACGACTGGCGGAGAGACGGGGCGGGTCAAGGCGGCTTCATTCGCAACAGATTCTTCACGTCTCGAGCAGTTTATTCAGAACAATATGGAGGGTCAAGAGAACTCCAGGGTCAGGGCTGTTCGAAGGACCAAAAAGGGGGAGGGCAAGGGTCTCTGCGTAGAGACGGATTCGAAGTGGTGCGAGCGCATCAGGGGATCTCACAAGTCGAATCACATCTGGTTTTACATAAATGGTAAAAGTATAGTCCAAAAGTGCCTCAACGAAGAGTGTTTCGAGTTTTCTGGTCGTGAGCATTTTCTCCCGCCATCTATTAGTAATGAATCTGTTTGTGTGGATACTCCTACTCGTCCTAGTCTTGTGGATCTTCTTCCCGAGGCCTGGCGCGGGACGTTTCCGGGAATTCGAACAGAAGTTTCACAAGTATTCGGGTCTGGACCCAGACGAATGGATGTTGTTCCAGACGAGCCTACGGGAGTTTGACAAGAATCTAGAGCCAGGTCCTCTCTACAGAGCCGTGGATCACGCACGGAATCTAGGCCTTATGAATACAAACTTTACGGATGAGGTTAATAATCTAGCGGACCGCTTAGGATACGAAGGAGAGGTCCTATTGAATCAGCGGGCCGTGACGAATGGGACAGTATTTAGGCCAAGATATTTGAATGAAGTCATCCCAGATCAGCCGCAAACACTCTACTTAAACGATTCAAAACCCATGTTTACCATAGATGTCAACCCCATTGGACGCAGCCCCCATTTCGACGCCCTTGGAGGCCACACCCGCGCCCGCACCTGAGGCCCGCACGCGCTATGGCCGTGCAGTACGTGCGCCAGTTCGCTATGAGCCGATAGAGAAAGTTGAGGATGATTATGGGTCTGATGACTATGACGAGGAAGAGTCAGAGATTGGTTCGGGTATAGAGTACAGTGACTCTGAATTAGAGGCAGAAGATGACGACAGTGACCTTGATGGCTTCGTTGTTCCAGATAGAGACGAGAGCAACGAGGATGATAATGGATCAGGAACAGACTCGGATTCCGACGCCTCCTCCAGTGGAGTACACCCCACAGTGGCTGGATCCAGAGCCGCCCCCAGAACCCCCGCCCGTAAGGTACCAACCAAGGTTCCAGTTCGAGGAAAGAAGCAGTAGTTTTGTTGACAACAAGTTAATTATAGGCATTGCTATAGGAGTTATCGTCATGGGAGTCTTAATGACGATGAGACCTATGGTCATTCATGGAAAGTAAAATGCGAGGCTATTCCCCAGGTTGTGTGTAGTGTGCGAAAACTCGGACCTGCGCCGAAGCCAGCGCCGCCGTCGTGTTTTGAGGAGTAGTGTCTTTATTAATAAAATACAATGGCGCTTTATTACTCGGAGAATCGTTTCCCACGAATTCTCCGATTGGTCCAGTTCTGTTTTTATAGACATCTTCCTGAAGAAAGCCGACCCAGGCCCCTTCACGTCTGGTAGAGTCCGTTACATCTTTCATGTAATCATAGTCGTAGTATGGGGTTTTCGCAAAAGGATTATCCCACGCGGGAGGTTTGAGCATAGGTAAAAGTCCGTAGGCAGTTGAAAGCAGCCACAGGACTATGGCCAGGCTTATAAGAGTGAGCCACATCTACTAACTTACTTAGAATTTAAATGCAGGATTTGGGGATACCTCGTTGATGGGAACCGCTGGGTCGCCATCCTTTGTATTCTGTGACTGGAGTTTTGGGTCCTCCGCTCCAGCCAAGCGCCGCTCCTCATCCTCCTTCTTGCGCTTGGCGATCTCAAGGCTTACCTCGGCAGCAGCCATACGACGTAGGACCTCCTCATCCTTCTCAGGGAACTCCTCCTTGAGCTTATCAAAGATCTCTGCAGGGTGAGGAATTGGGGGTACATCGGGGCGGTTATAGTACACAGAGTTCTCATCCGAAGGATCGGCGTAGGGATACGGGCCGTCAAGGGGCTTGGCCATCATGTCGCGCTTGCGCTTCTCGAACATGGAGGCGGCCTGCGACTGATTCTCGCGATATTTTACCATAATCTCCTCGAGCTTCTCATTGGCATAGTGAACATTGTCGATCTGATCGCGATTCGGTGGGATCAGGAGCCACTTGTACATGTCGACGACATAGATGTCACACAGGCCATCCTCCTTCTGGAGGCGCTTGGCGTGGCTCGCGGCCTCATCACGGGTCGGGAAGCACCCACGAATCTTCATGCCCAGGAGGTCATTCTTCTGTGGCTGGTCAGGGCCGACGAACGAAATGCAGGCAAAGAGTTGGCCGGGGATCGTCAGGTAGTCTGGCTCGAGAGAACCCATTTAAAAGTAAGGGGCTCTTATTTTTTAAGTAAAATGACGCAAGAGATGCGTAAACTGCACAACAAGTGCAAAAGAGATATCATAGGAAACTATGTCTGGCCTGGAGCTCGCGTCCTCGACTGCGGCTGTGGCCGTGGAGGCGATCTTCATAAGTGGAAAATGTTAAAACAGGCTGAAGTCGTAGCAATCGATCCCGATGAAGAATCTCTCAGAGAAGCGAGGGTTCGGGCCCTGGAGAGCCGGAGTCAGGTCCAGATTATCGGTCCTGGAGATATTCGTCACGTAGAAGGGGCTTTTGACATTGTGTGCTACAACTTTTCACTACACTACATAGTTGACTGTTTCGAAGAGTCCCTGGAGGCTATCAGGCGTGTTCTGCCTCCTGGAGGTCTTCTCATAGGTATAGTTCCTGAAAAGGCCAGGGCCGAGATGCTTACAAATGGTCAGCCATGGAGTGACCGCCTCGGCAATACCCTTGAAATCCGAGGAGACCGACTCTGGGTCAACTTGGCCGACGGCCCTTTCTATGCAGATGGGCCGCGTGAAGAGCCTATGCTCGATGGCCCTGAATTTATAGAGAGGCTCGGATTCGAGGTTCTGATGTGGGAGCCCATGATCCCCAGGCCTAATGGTCTCATTTCAGATTTGTACACCAAGTTTTCTTTTCGAAAGGTATAATAGATGAAGGGCGTTGTAGCCATGCTGCTCTTGGGACTCCTTGTGGCGATCCTTGTCCTCAATGATCAGCCGCCACTTTTGGTTCAGATCAAGCAGAGATACGAGAGGCTCCTCTGGACACTCCACACGGACGCCAACCTCGACCCGCGCTGGGAGCCAATAAAGAATCGCGTCATCCTCACGGCCATGAATGGCTGGAACAAGTCCAAGGGGGCAATAGGATTTAACGTCAACAAAGGATACGAAATTTACATATGTATGGATATGGATCCGAGTATTGACCCAGAAACCAGGGTCAATACAGCGATGCATGTACTAATTCACGAGTTGTGTCACTCGTCCGTATCGGAATACGAGCACTCGTCCAACTTTTGGAAAAACTTTAAAGATTTCAAGCAGTACTGCTCAGAGCACGGGCTGTATACTATGGGTAATGTAGGACCCTACTGTGGCGAGAATATTAGGCCCTAGGTTCCTTCAAAATTACGGCTATAAAACATCCATTGTGCCACGCCAATTGGTCGGGACTTCCCCACGGCGGATGCGTATCATCGTCCGTTGTCTTAATTTCACGGCCCCACAATATATTCAAGTTTAACTGTCTAATTGCATCCATTGTACCTTCTCGCACATGGAGCCAATTCCAGTCATCAACAATATAAATAAAAATATCATCTAGACAATTGTAATAGTGAGAAAGCGCTTTGTAATGATACTCTTTCTCATGATTTCCATCATATAAATATATATTAAACTTTGGAAGTGTTGATACATCCACATTAAAACAATCGTCTTCTATAAAAATCGCGTTATTTTGACCTTTATATTTATTAAAACTATTCATGAAAGATTCTTTGGCCTTGCCAAATTCCGACCAATTATCAATACAAACAACGCTGGCCCGATTACCGCACATGGCTGCACATGTGGAGGAACCCAGCCATACGCCAATCTCCAGATATCTTGCATCATCCATGCTAAGTAAATTATTATAAAGGTGTCGAGTGAGACGGCCAGACATTCCTTCCATTTTTAGAATATCCAGAGCAACATTGGATTTCTGTGAAAGTGCGTTAATTAACGAAGTTTGTACGTGATGTATGTATTTATTAGAAGTCATAGAAATATTTAAGTTTATTTCTTTATAAGAACTTCTGAGCTGCATAGAAAACCAGAGCCGCCACGAGGGCCGTGATGAGCATGGCCGTCATTGAACCCTCCTCGATGTTGGGAAAGAAAGTTCCTATGCGTTCCTGGACTTGCTTGGACCCAGCCACCACCGCCGCCAGGCCAGCCAGGGCTGCCATGTACTGCTCGGGAGTCATATTAAATGGGATCTTTCCGTGATGGGCCTGCTGTTGCTGCTGCTGGATAGGTGCGGATGGGGGCGGGACCTGACCCATCGCCATATTCTGCATTTGCATCTGCCCGCCAGGGGGGACGATTTCATCAAGTGACGTTGAAAACTCCGCCATTTGAGATTCTCCAACGTTTTTTTCCGGGGGATTCAGCGGCTCCTCAAGAAGACCCTGGGGTATTACGGTAGAGATATCAGTAGAGCCATTCGCATCATACGGCTCCATTTATGGTTATATCTTAATTTTTTGAACACAGTGGGCCGCGGGGCCTGGGTTCTGAGTCCTTCGGACTCGTCTCTAGACCTTCTTTACGACTATAGTATTCGTAGGCTTCCTGGCTAGTCCCCCTGGCTTGGAGCCAGCCAGACCGTGTTTGGGGTTGTAGTGACGACGATGAAAGTCCCAAAGGGCCGCC